TATTTAGTAGAATTTAATCCTAAAGAAAAAAAAGGAGTTTTTGGTTTCGCTTTAGTAAAAGACCCAGCAATAGAAGAAGTTGGAATATACCTATCTAAAGAAGATGAGGTTGTAATGCTAAAAGAAATTGAAAAAGGTTTGTTGGTTACACCAGTGTTAATTCCAAATCAAAAGATATTACGATTAACAAAAAGTGGCGAGCCTTATAATATAATGTTCCCAAAAGAAACAATAGAACTTGCACAAAGACATTTTCATATAAACGGACACCAAAGTAATAGTAATTCAGAGCATACAGATTTAAAGTTAAACGGAGTTACAATAGTTGAAAGTTGGATTAAAGAGTTTGAACAAGACAAGTCAAATGAGTACGGATTTGATTTACCAATAGGTACGTGGTTTGCAATAATGAAAGTAGAGAATGAAGATGTTAAAGATAAAATCAAAAGCGGTGAAATTAAAGGAATTTCAATAGAGGGCGAGTTTAAATTAAATAACTATAAAATGAGTAAAGAAAACAATTTTGTAACAGCTTTAAAAGATATACTTGGTATGAATACCGAAGTAGCTTTAAGCACAGAAGAAACGCAAACTGAAACACCTGTTGAGGTTGTTAAGTTAGCAATTGACGCTCCAGATGGCAAATACGTTGGAGAGGACGGAACTACAATTGTTGTAGTTGGTGGCGAAGTAACCGAAGTAGTAAAAGCAGAAACGGAAGCACCGAAAGAGGTGGAAGTTGAAACTGATATGAAAACGGAATTGAGTGCGTTTAAAAATGATATTCTAGTATCAATTGGTAAAATGATTGAAACTAATAATGTTAATCTAAAAGCGGAATTTCTAAAAGAAACTGAAATTTCATTGACAGCACAAACAACTTCAAGACCCGAAACAAAAGAATTTAGAGAGCCTAAAAATTTGAAAGAGGCATTATTTAACGAAATTAATAAATAAGAAATGGCAACAACAACAACAATTACTTCAAGCTATGCAGGGAAAACTGCAGGTGGCTTATTTTTAAAAACATTTAAAGAAGCGGACGCTTTGAAAAATGGTTCTGTAACGATATATCCAAACGTTAACAACAAATTGGTATTAAGAAAATTAGCAACTACAAACGGACGTAGAGCTTATTCTTGCGGTCACGCTCCAGCAGGTTCAGTAACTTTGAGTGAAGCGGTATTAGAGCCTAAGAAATTTAAAGATGACTTTGACCTTTGTAAAGAGGATTTTAGAGCAACTTGGGGCGAGGAAACAATGGGAGCCAGTGCTTGGAATGATACTATGAATAAAGAAACACTTGATGCTATAATTGTTAATAAATTAGCAGACGAGGCACAGGATTTTGGTTCAATGATTTGGAATGGCGATGCAACAAACTTGGATGAATTTAACGGATTTTTGAAATTGTTTTTAGCTGATGCAACTGTTGTTGATGTAGATTTGGATACAATTACAGAGGCTAATGTTGAGGCTGAAATTAAAAAAGCATTATCAGCAGTGCCAGTACAATTAAGAGGTTTAAATACTTTAAAAGTTTCTGTATCATCTGATATTGCACAATTTTATAATTTCTTTTTAGCGTCAAAAGGAATTGCAAATGGACTTGGTGGAAACGCTAATACTTCTTTAGTGTTTGGTAACTACACTTTAGTGGTAGATAATGGTTTACCAACAAGCACTATTGTAATTGCAGACCCTAAAAATTTAGGTTTTGGAACAGGTGCAATGGACGACCACAATAGAATTGAAGTAGTAGATGAAGATTCAATAGGTTTACTAACTGGTAAAGTTAGAGGCACAATGGTTTACAATGCAGGTGTGCAGTACGCATACGGAGCAGAGATTGTTTGGGCTAGACCAATAGCATAATATTAACATAACCGCCTTTTAATTAAGGCGGTTTTTAAAAAATAAAAAGATATGGCTTGTGATTTAGGCAAAGGAAAAAAAATTGTTTGTAAAGACCAGATGGGCGGAATTAAAGCGTTGTACTTCGCTAATTTCAACGAATATGGCTATACAATAGCAAATGAAATAGTAACCGCTTTAGGTACTTTAGCGGAGGTTTTTAAATGGGAGTTAAAAGGAAGTACAAATACTTTAACGCAAACAGGTAATCCGTCAAGGGATAATGGAACTACTTTTTTTACGCAAGTAATTGCGGCAACATTCCCAAAATTAGATCCTGAAACGCAACAAGAATTGAAACTTATGATGTACGGCAGACCGCAGGTTTTTGTTGAAGATTATAACGGAAATATTTTTTTATGTGGCGTTGAAAATGGAATGGATATGACCGCCGGGACTATTGTAACAGGTGGTGCAGGTGGTGACTTAACAGGATACACAGTTGAGTTAACAGGAACTGAAAAATTGGGAGCCCCTTTTTTAAATAGTTCAATGAAAACAGCTTTAACAGCTTTAGTTTCTACTGATATATTTGCGGTGGTTTAATATTGATAATTGATTTTTAAAAGCTATGAAATTAATTTCATAGCTTTTTTTTTGCAAAAAAAACAAAGTTTTTCGTTATATAGATATGAAAGTATTTAAACCGACAGATATAACGCATATTTTAAAAATAGTTCCACGTTTATACGTTGAAAATGTTACTTTATCAATACGTCACGAATTAACAGATACAACTACAATTATAACAGATTTAATTTCATTCAATGATAATGGTTATTTGAACATATCTTTTGATTTTGATTTTAAAGAGGGAGCAAGTTATGAGATAAATTGTTATACAGAAACGGAGTTAGTATGGCGTGGAAAGGCTTATGCGACTGATAATGAATTAGAAAATTACAAATTACTATGATTAAGACAGAAATTATACAATTATCAAGTTATGTACGCCCTACAATAGTTGAAAATAACTATAAAAATTGGGTTTTGAATGGCGAAAATAACGAGTTTTACCAATACATTATCGACAGATACAACGGAAGTCCAACTAACTCGGCTATTATAGATTCATATAGTAGAATGATTTATGGCTTAGGTTTAAATGTTAACATTCCACTATTTAATAAAAAAGAAGTACGCAAAATTGTAAAAGATTTCGAGATGTTTGAAGAGGCGTCTTTTGAAATTATATACAAAGGTGGCAAACCGCTTAAAATAGTTCACACCCCGAAAGAGAAATTAGCACCCGAGAAAGCAAATGACGAAGGTAAAATAACAGCTTATTACTATTGCTATGATTGGAGCAAACAACAAAAGTACACACCTAAAAGAATTGACGCTTACGGATATGGTAAGGGTTCAAATAGGAGTGAAATTTTTGTAATTAAAGATTATCAAGTAGGTCAGTTTTATTTTTCAAATCCAAGTTATGTAAGTGCGTTGCAATATGCAAAAGTAGAAGAAGAAATTTCAAACTTCTTTATTAATCATATTCAAAATAAATTTATGGTTTCAACTATCATAAATTTAAACAATGGTATTCCTGAAAGTGAAGAAGAACGAAACAAAATAACAAGACAATATAAAAATGGAACGACAGGCACAAACAACGCAGGGGTTGTAGTTGTATCTTTTAACGAGAACAAAGATACAGCAACTACAATTGAACAGGTGCAGGTTGTTGATGCGTACCAACAATATGACTTTTTAAGTAAAGAAGCTCAACAGAAATTATTAGTTGCTCACAAAGTGGTTTCAAGTTCTATTTTAGGGATTTCAAATTCAACAGGTTTTTCAAGCAACGCAGAAGAAATTGAAACCGCATTTAACGAAACGATGCTGAATGTTATACAACCGAAACAAGAAATAATTTTAGATGCGTTTCAAGAAATTTATACTTTAATTGGAGGTGCTGAAAATTTAGAGTTTATTCCATTAAGACAAGCTAAAAAAGACGAGGCACAAAGTGGAACTGAAGTAGCAATGGCAAAAGAGGAAGTCAATCCAACAGCCGAGCCTTTGATTGAACTTGGTGAAGATATAAACGAGAATGAGTGGGAATTGATTGACGAAAGAGCAATGACAGGCGAGCCACAATTGACAGAAACTTCTTTGAAATTAGCAAGCGTTGTAGATAGTATTCCACTTGCACCAAGCGAACAGGATAATGAACTTTTTAAAATTCGTTATCAATATGCAGGGGAGCAAACAGGGGAGCGTGATTTTTGCAACAAAATGATTAAGGCAAACAAAACATATCGTAAAGAAGATATAGAACTTGCAAGTACAAAAGTTGTTAATGCTGGACTTGGAGCAAATGGGGCAGATACTTATAATATATGGCTTTACAAAGGCGGAGTTAATTGTAAGCATTTTTGGATGCGTAAAATATATCTTAAAAAAGGTAACAAACAAATTTCTGTAAACCAAGCTATTAAAATGATTTTAGCGTTAGATCCTAAAGATAGAGAAAATGCAAGGCTTGAAGTAAACGACCCTTTGGTGGCACAGCCAGCTCAAGAAAGTAATAATTATTTTAAATTAAAATAATAATGATAATATTATTAGAAGACAACGATATTACAAAAAACACGCCTTTGGGGGGTAATATCGACGTGGATAAATTACGTCAATGTATTTTAGATGCACAGGCTACACGATTAGAAGAGTTACTTGGGGAAATTTTGTATGATAAAATAGAAACCGATTTCGATAACAACGTTTTAAGCGGTGATTATTTAATTTTGTATCGTGATTATATCAAACCATTTTTAATTCAACAGAGTGCAACGGAATACTTAAAAATCGGGGCTTTTAGTATTGCTAATAATGGAATAACAATACCTACACCTGCAAATACAACAGCAGTAACAGAGCAAACTTTGTCAAGAATTGTAAACGAAAGACGATTAGTAGCTGATATGTATGCCGAAAGAATGAAAAAGTGGCTTTGTAAAAAGCAATTGCCAGAGTATATAAGTAGTTCAGATGCTATTGTAAACCCTCAAAGGTCATCAAATAGCGGGTGGCACTTCCCTAAACAAACAATAACAGAAGACGAATACGTATTATGGAGACAGCTAAAAAATCGAACGTAAAACAAGAAATCAATATTAAGAAAATAGAAATATTTTTAAAAAAACAAGAGGAAAATGATAGGAAAACTGAACATACAAACATTAAGGGGAGACACGTTTAGTGAGTACCCTTTTCAAATATTGATTAATTCAGTAGCTTTGGATTTAACCGATGCTGAGGTTAAAATAGATTTAAAAAAAGATGCGTGTTCAAGTCCTTTGTTAACTTTGACAAGTGTGGCAAATAATGGTATTACTATTACAGATGCTATTAATGGTAGGTTTGTAATTAATGAGCAAATTTTTAATATTCCTGCTTGTAATTATGTTTATGATATTCAAATTACTTTGTCAGATGGTAGAGTTAAAACTTGGGTAGGTGGCTATTTTCAAATTATTAATACTATAACAATATGAGTGATATAATAGATATTAATGTAACGCCAACTATTGAAGAGGTTACTATAAATACAACGCAATTTCTAACTACTATTAATGTAAATACTCAAAGCGGTGGCGGTGCAGTCGATAGTGTAAACGGACAAACTGGCATAGTAGTTTTAGATGCTGATGATATTTCAGATAGTGGAACTACTAATAAATTTGTAACAAGTGCCGAGAAAACCGCAATAACACATACCAATAGAACTATTTTAGATGCAATTACAGAAGCTTTTACAACGGCTTTAAAAAGTACCTACGATATGGCAAAAAGTAACATCGATGCTTTATTGTTAACGGGTTCAAGACTTATAACAAACTCTGAAATAACAATATTAAGTAATACAAGCGGTACAAACACAGGCGATAACGCAACAAATACAACCTCAAACTCTTATGCAGATGCAAAAGTAACAGATGCAATAGTTGACGGAGTTACAAC